GGTTCTCAAAAAGATTGAGAACGCGGAGAGCCTTGAGGAACTCCGGGACATGATGGAGGACGAGAAGGCCGTCGCCGAGCTGTTCGGCGAGATGGACGTCTCGGAGGTGGAGGAGCTGCTTCAAAAGGTCATGCTCTACGCCAACCTCGAAGGGAGGGCGGCGGAAGATGGACGACATTGAGGCCGTATTCAACCGAAAGGACATGACCTTCGAGGAGGCCGTCCAGTATTTCAAGGAGCGCGTCCCGGTCACGGCGTCGGTCTTCTACAGTATCGCGGAGAAGTACCGGGGGCTCGCCTTCACGGTGGGCGGCTACACGAAGGCGCAGATCCTCAAGCGGTTCTATGAGGAGATCCTCGCGGCGCTGGAACAGGGGAACCCCCTCTCGGAGTTCCGGCGCAATATGAACGAGTTCCTCGAGGCCGAGGGCTATGAGGGGCTCGACCCGCTGCAAGCCGACCTCATCTTCCGCACCAACATCCAAACGGCCTACAATGTGGGCCACTATGAGCAGATGACAGACCCGGGCGTCATGAAGCTCCGCCCCTACTGGCAGTACGACGCCGTCAACGACGCCCACACCCGCCCGAGTCACCTCGCGATGGACGGGCGGGTCTTCCCGGCAGACAGCGAGGTATGGAACACATGGTTCCCGCCGAACGGGTTCCGATGCCGCTGCACGGTCAAGACGCTCTCAAAGAGACAGGTCGAGGCCCGGGGGCTCAAGGTGGAGCAGACAGCGCCGGAGGGCCTCATGCCCGACCCGCACTTCTCGACCAATCCGGCAAAGGTACGCTTCGAGCCCGACCTCAAGGACTACCCCGCGCCGCTTGTGAAGGCGTACCAAAACCGGGAAAAAGAGAACCCGGGCAAATAAGGCCCACAGAGGCCCCAGGAAGGGCCGAGGGGCCGGGGAGTGTAATTCCCGGGGCGCGGCAGGTTCACCCCGTTATAACGCGGAATAACGGCGTTTCCGGGGGCTTCAAGCACCAAGCAAAGGAGACAGGCAGAAAATGAGCGATTTTCTCACCCTAAAGGGGGGCGAAGTGGATGTCGGAGGAGCGCCGGAGGTCATCTCCGTTTTGCCCTTCGGCCATGTCGTGAGCCAGAAGGGAGAGTTCGACGTCGACGAGGAAAGCCTCGCCGCGATGAAGGCGCAGATCGCCGAGCGCGGCGTCGACCTTGTCGTCGACTACGAGCACCAGACCCTCACAGGAGACCGGGCCCCCGCCGCCGGATGGGTCAAGGAGCTGTTCGCCGAGGACGGGCACATCAAGGCCCGGGTCGAGTGGACGCTTCCGGCGAAGCAGTACCTTGAGAACAAGGAATACCGCTACCTCTCCCCGGTCATCACCGTCCGCAAGACGGACAACAAGGCGACGGGCCTCCACTCCCTCGCCCTCACCAACACCCCAGCGATCGCGGGCATGACCCCGATTGTCAATTCATCCACATTTCAAGGAGGAGAAACCAACATGAACGAACTCATCAAGAAGATCGCGGCAGCGCTCGGCCTGGGCGAAGACGCGGATGAGGAGCAGATCCTCACGGCGCTCTCGGCTTGTGTCGAGGAGAACAAGGCACTCAAGGAGGCGGCGGAGGGCGGCAAGAAGCCCGAAGACCAGGACGACAGCATCGTCGCGAACAAGTCTGTCTGTGAGCTCCTGGGCCTCAAGGCCGGAGCCTCGACCGCTGACGTCGCCGCTTCCATCATGGCCCTCAAGGGCGGCGTCGATGGGCGCGTCAAGGCCCTCGAGGAGAAGCTCGCCGACCGCGACGCCGAGGAGGCCGTGGAGCTGGCCCTCAAGAGCGGGAAGATCACCCCGGCACAGAGAGGGTGGGCCAAGGGGTACGCCCTCAAGAGCCCCGACGGCTTCAAGGAGTTCCTTGAGAAAGCCCCCCAGGCCGTCCCCATGTCCGAGATCGCCGGGGGCGACGCGCTGGCCCTCAAGGGCGACAAGCCCGACGAGGCGACGATGCTCGTCTGTAAGCAGCTCGGCGTCAGCGCCGAAGATGTCCAGAAATACGGCATGAAGGAGGAATAAGACCATGGCAGCATTGACCAACGTGAGAGACACGTCCGAGCTCGGCGGGAAGTACATCGCCCTCCCCGTCAAGGGCGCGACCACCATCTATCAGGGTTCCATCGTGGCGGTTGACGCCACCGGCTACGCGATCCCCGGCAAGAAGGCGACCGGCCTCAAGGCAGCGGGCCGGGCCGAGGAAACCGTGGAGAACAAGGGAGGCGACGGCGAGGCCGTCATCCGCGTCGCTCGCGGTGTCTTCATCTTCGAGAACTCCACCAGCGGCAAGATCACCGCCGCCGAAGTCCTGGGCCCGTGCTACATCGAGGACGACCAGACCGTCACGAAGACCGCGACGAGCGCCTCGGTCGCCGGTCTCGTCATTCGCGTCGACGACGAAGGTGTCGCCGTCGAGATGGGCTTCGGCTACACCCCGGCGACGGCTGGCGCTGGCGCTTAATTCATACTGACAAGGAGGAAACAGAACATGATTGTCAATCAGCAGTCCCTTAGAGGGATTTACGTCGGCTTCAACACCTTGTTTAACAAGGCGTTTGAGGAAGTGGCCCCGCTCTACACCGAGGTCGCGACCGTTACTCCGTCCACTACGGACTCGGAAACCTACGCATGGCTCGGCGACATTCCGGGCATGAGGGAGTGGATCGGCGACCGCGAGATCCAGAACCTCACCGCGAGCGACTACACCATCAAGAACAAGGACTTCGAGCTCACCGTCGGCGTCGACCGCAACGCGATCGAGGACGACAAGATCGGCCTTTATAACCCTTCTGTCCAGATGCTCGGCCAGTCCGCAGCAGCTCACCCCGACGAGCTCATCTTCGCCCTGCTGGCGGGCGGCTTCTCGGAAAAGTGCTACGACGGACAGCCCTTTTTCTCTGACGCCCACAAGGTCGGCAAGAAGACCGTCTCCAACAAGACCACCGCCAAGCTCTCCATGGAGTCCTACATCGCGGCCCGCGCTTCCATGATGAGCTTGACCAACTCCAAGGGCCGGGCGCTGAACCTCGTCCCGAACCTGCTCGTCGTTCCCCCCGCCCTGGAAGCCGCCGCCCGCGACATCCTGGTCGCCGACTACATCAACGGCACCAAGAACACCATGCAGGGCACCGCGAAGCCTCTCGTCGTCCCCCAGCTCGCCGGGCATGACTCCGCATGGTATCTGCTGTGCGCTTCCCGTCCTATCCGCCCCCTTATTTGGCAGCAGCGCAAGAAGCCGAAGTTCGTCTCCAAGACCGCCGAGACCGACGACAACGTCTTCATGCGGAAGACCTTCCTCTATGGCGCGGACTATCGCGGCAACGCCGGTTTCGGCTTCTGGCAGATGGCATACGGCGGCGACGGCACCGCCGAGTAAAACCGAGGCAGCGAGAGCAAGGAGGGAGCGCCGTGAGCTATAGCACAAAGGAAGAAGTCCGGGAGATGCTCAAGGACGACGCCCTCAACGCGATCATCGGCGACACCTTCATCGAAGACCCCGCCGAGCGTGAGGAGCTCGTTGAGCCGCTCATCGAAGCGGCGATCGCCGACGCCGACGCGGAGATCGACGGCTATCTCGCTAAGAGGTACACCGTCCCGATCTCCCCGGCCCCTCGGGTTCTGAACAAGTTCTCGAAGGACATCGCGGTCTATAACCTGTTTTCCCGTATCGGCATCGACGAGAGCACCGACCAAAAGACCTATCTCAACCGATACAACGCGGCGATCAAGTTCCTCACCCTCGTCGCAGAGGGGAAGGTCTCGATCGGCACCGAGACCGAAGATCCGGCGAGCGCGGCAGCTACCGGATTTTCGGCAAAGTCAAACCCCCGTCTATTCACGCGGGCGAAGATGAGGGGGATGTAGTTCGTGTATAGTATCCGCCTTGAAGGAGAGACCGCCGCACTCCTCCGAAAAATGCGGCGATACTCGGAAATAGACCGAAGGAGCCTCAACATGGCCCTCGGCGAAGGCGTCCGAGAGTCCACCCTTGAGCGTTTCAAGGAGGGACGAGCGCCGGACGGCAGGAGGTGGAAGACCTCCATCCGGGCGGCGACCACCGGGGGGAAGACCCTCATCGACTCCTCGCAGCTCCGCAACTCGATCCAAGTGACGGCGGACGCCTCGGGGTTCGCGGTCGGCACGAACGCAAAGCACGCAGCGACACACCAATTTGGAGACCAGGGGCGCACCATCCGGGCCCGGAAGGCGAAGAACCTCCGCTTCCAGGTGGGCGGCCAGTGGGTCAGCAAGAAGCAGGTCAAAGTCAACATCCCCGCCCGCCCGTTTCTCGGCCTATCGGACGAGGACATGCAGGAGATCAAGGCGACGACCGAGGAGTTCATCGGGAGGGACGACTAAATGCTCTACAAACAAAGCAAGGAATACCTCCTCGAAAAGCTCAAGGCGGCGGGCCTAAAGTCTAAACCGTACACAACTCAAAAGGGTCTCGAAAAGAGTCAAGAGAGTCACATCGGCGCGGTGCTGTTCGAGTCGGAGACCCTTCTCCGAAACGGCTCCAAAACACGATATAGAGACCAAGAGGGAGCGCAGAAAAAGAGGAGAAAGGTCTTCGACCGGGCTCTCACCTTCACTGTGATAATCGGAGACTACACCGACGAGGCCGTCGAGAGTATGTTCGGGGCGTTCCTCTCGAGCCTCGATCGGGGCATATACGTCAACGGCGATTATGTTCCGATCGAGGTCGAGGGGGCCGATTGGGTCGACAAGGACGACTCTATTCTCAAAGCACAAGTCGCCGTTCAAATTCGGATACGGTTTGACGGCGGACTCTATAGGGACACGAACTTCGCAAAGGTCACGGACGTCGAGGTCGAGTCCATAGCAAAGAACGACGGAAAGGAGATTGCAGATGGCAACTAAAGCGGCATCGACCCCCACCGCAACGGGGGAACAGAACAAGAAGGCCCCGGCGCTCTATGACGTCGGGGAGCTTCGCAGCAAGCACAAAGTCGGGCGGGCCGTGTTTGCGGGCGTATGCAGCGCCCAGGGCTGGAAGCCCGGCAAGGCCGTCGCCGAGGAGGAGTTCCTCGAGGCGGTCAAGAAATTTGAGAACGCTCCTATGAGGGGCGGCTCCGGGAAGAAGGAGGTCAAGAAGTAATGCTTCGAGATGTTAAGCATACCGTAACGGACGGCCTTCTCGGCTTCGCCACCGCGACGGGAGACGGTAAGAGCCTCAAGATCGGCGTCTCCCCCATTGTGTCGGACACCCCGATCATCATCACCGGAGACATGGACGCGACCAAAATCAAGGATCGCCTCGGCCTGTCTCCTCTGGCTGACGCTGTCATGGATTCCGTGCAGTTCGGCGCGTCCCGGATCTACTGTCTCCCGGTCTCCGCTACTACGGCGGGCGAGCTGGGAATCGTTTCTAAGACCGGCGACGGCGGCGGCTCCGTTACCGTCGACGGCTCTCCGACGAACGCCTTCTCCGTGGTGGTTAAGTTCACCGCGCAAGGGCAGCTCAACACCGCCGCCTTTGTGTACTCTATCGACGGGGGAAACACCTTCACGGACGAGATCACCGTCCCCGTCAATGGCGAGTATGAGATCACCGGAACCGGCCTCAAGCTCAAGTTCACCGAGGCGACCGAGGAAGACCAGAAGCCGAGCTCGTTCCTTGTGAACGACTCCTACAGCTTCACCACCACCGCGCCCACCATGACGAACGGCGACGTCCTGGCGGCGTTCACAAAGCTCCAGAAGTTCGCCGAGGAGTATGAGTTCATCCACGTCGTCGGCGAGAGTGACCTCGATCTCTGGCAGGCGGTGAGCGAGGCGCAAATCGAGCTCCGCGACGTCTACCACAAGCCCGTGTTCGTGGTATTCGAGGCCAAGTATCCCACGACCGGCGACGAGGAGGACGAGCCCGACATGATGGGCGGCGGGGATCTCACTGACTGGGCCCTCGAGATGGAGGCCAAGCGGAAGAAGGTCAAGAACTACGACATCCAGGTCGTCACCGCCTGGGGCCGTCTGGTCAAGCTGGACGGCTCGACCCAGATCACCAACCTCGCGGGCCTTGTGTGTGGCCTCTACGCAAAGGCAGCGGTGCAGGAGTCCATCGGCAAGACCAGGACGGAGGCGGGCTTCGGCATCCCGAAGACGAAGCTCCTCGAGCTGCTCCCCGCCGAGATGGACAACTCCATCATCGAGCTCCTGGATCTCGCGGGCTATCTGACGTTCCGGGAATACGACGGGCTCGACGACTTCTATGTCTACCATACGAAGATGATGAGCCCGGACGGGAGCGACTTCCGCTACGCCGAGGACGTCCGCGTCAAGAACAAGATCATCCGGGAGACCCGGAAGGAAGGGCTCCTCCTGCTGAACGATGACATCGACCTCGAGGACGTGCAGGGCGAGCTTGAGACCCGGGCGAAGTTCATGTTCGTCCCCTTGCAGCGGATGATCGACGCGAAGGAGATCAGCTCCGCCGAGATCACCGTCCCGGAAGGACAGGCGGAGACCATCCTCGAGGACGAGACTATGCGGGTCAAGATCCGCTATGTCTCCCGGGGCTATATCCGCGAGGTCGAGGTCGACCTCGGCAGGGCACAGCCCAGCGAATAAGGGAAGGAGGTTAAAGAGTTATGTCCCTTAAAGTAAACGGTCAGACCTATAGCTGGGGCGACGTTGACGTCAAGATCCCGGGCCTCGTCCTGGTCGTGCAGGAAATCAGCTACGACGACGAGCA